AATGAAGGTTGATTTTAGTGATTTTGAAGTAGATGATTCTGATGAGGATATTGATTTCGGTGCAAGAGAAATTATTCATATTGCGGAAGAGTTATGACTGATAGAGAGATAAAAGCGAAGCTCATGCGAAGGATCTATGCAACTTCTAATAAACTCGGTTGGGATTACTCGAAATTACATGAGATGATGATCGTCTGGAAATTCGGGCAGGATCCTCACCTGACGAAAATGAGTTTATTTCAGATGCGAGAGGTGATCGCTCACCTGATAAAATGTTCGCGACCGGCTTCTTATCAATTCGATGAGCAGGGAAAATATATGTTCCATCTCGTGCAAATAATCGGTTGGGATATGAAAAGATTGAACCGCTTCCTGGTAAAGAAATATCATAAGACTCATTGGAACCTGCTTACTTCCAGCGAGAGACGAGGAGTGATTAATATGCTTACGAGGTATGAGGAGCAAGGGAAACGGGAGACAGGAAAAAGGAAACAGGAGAAAGGAAAGACGGAGAAACGGAAAAAAGGAAATCAAGATCATTCCGGAGATTCTCGAAGTGTCCGGACAAAAAGTCAAGATAACCATCGAAATAGGTTAAGAGGTAGAAATGAAAAATAAGATCAAAAAAATTGGGATAAGCATTTCTCTAGGAATGATCAATCGTGCCGTGTCTGCGGTGGCGTAGGCACTGAGACGCTTGTTATGCGAAATTATTAGGAGGAAACGAAATGAAAGAATTAATACAACAAATTGACATACATCCTACTCATTGTCCATTTTCAAAATTTGCTCGTGATAAATGTCCATATTTTAATGATGGAGAATGTGATGATATAGACATTAATACAGCTAATGGAGATTCTTTTTGTAATGAATTAATCATAAATTATGAAAATAAAAAGGAGGAAGTATGATTGAACCAATTGAATATTTTATCCACGAATTACACTGATTTCACGAATAATATTTAGATGATCTATGCGGATTATGTCCAATTAAGGGTTTTGGTCTGGTTATGTGGGAATTATTGATGACAATGCAAAAACCATTTTATGATTTATTTGAGATATTCTATCACAATTCAGAAGATGAACTCTTTGATGCACGCACGATGGCTTATGATGATGATTGGAAATGTTACACATCTAATCAATTGAAAATAATGGAAAAAATGGGATTAATTGAAATAGGTTGATAATATTCAACTTCCGAATGTGCGAAGCACTTCTGAATGTTGTATTCGAAAAAAACAATTGGAAGAGCTGCGCACATTCCGATGTTTATAAAATAAGGAGGAAAAATGGCAACAAAAGTAAAAAAGGGTAAAACCTGGTATTGGAAGGATCATAATGGGATGTTCGTACCGCGTGATTTAATACCGGAGGATGAGAGGAAGGCAGACAAGATGGTTGAAAGAATTGTCGGCAGGGTGCAGAAATTTCAGGATAAAATGAAAATCTTCAAGGAAGAACTGCATAATGAGATATCCGCATATCTCAAAGAATTATCGGCAAAATACGGTGAAGAAACGATTGAAAGTCCAACGATCTACAATTATAACAAGACACAGCAGGTCGAATTGAAATTGGCAAAGCGTTTTGTTTTCAATGAAATGTTCGAGATCGCAGAGCAGAAGATCATGAAATTGATCCGCACCTGGTCGGAAGGGAGCAGGAAAGAACTGATCGCAGTGATCGAAAAAAAATTCCAGAAGAATAAGAAAGGTTATCGTAATCAGAAAAAACTTTTTGATCTGATGTCACTAAAAATTGATGATGCGGACTGGATAGAGGCAATGGATATTCTGAAACAATCGATACAGATCGACAGCACCAAGTCTTATGCATATTTCCGTCAGAAAGGTGAGAACGGCAAGTGGAAGGCTATTTCGCTGAATTTCAGTGCGATCTAAGAAAACTTTGCGAAAATTCCCCCAGAGAATTTCTTCCAAGTAATTTCCGCAAAGATATCGTTAAACTGCAACCAAAACCGGATATTTGCGGAAGTTCCGACATAAGAAAAGCAAGGAAGATAACTTTCGCAAAGTAATTTTTTGTCAAATCGACCCAAATCGATTTGCGGAAAATAAGCGTCTTAAACAAATGAGAAAAGGAATAAAGATGGAAGGCAAGAGAAAATTCAAGGATGGATTAACTTTCAAGGTAAATATGGTCATGGAAGTCACCGGTTTGAGCCGGAACACGATCATCAGAGAGATCACTAATGGAAAACTGAAAGCCCGTCATCTGCGCAAAAATTGCGACTGGCTTATGGAAGGCGAAGAATTAAATCGTTGGTGGTCCCGATTGCCTTCCAATATAGATGAGTTTGAGGAAATTTAATAGTGAATAGTGAATAGTGAAAATTGAATATTGGTTGAACTTGTTGAATTAGGAAAAAAACTTCCCAAATCTTTAAGATTTGGGAAGTTTAGAGGAGCGTAATTATGGCAGGAACGAAATATAGAAGATATGGCAAAGAAGTGGAGGAATTGTTTTTTTCTGCTCCGAACATGACGCTTGTAGAAGTGCAGAAATATATGAAGCAGAAAGGAATAAAAATTCATCTTGAAACTCTGAAACGCTGGAATGCTAAATATCATTGGGATGAGCAGAGAAAAAAAACAGAAATCAGTTTCGACAATATGATCGTCCAGATCAACGGTCTTCTGGGTAATTCTAATTTTAATAGTCAGACCGCGTATGCGGTCAGTAACCTGTTAGATAAAGCAATCCAGCTCGATGCTACCCTGAAGGAGCGTTATTCCAAGGTTAAAATCGAAATATCGGATGATGATAATCATATTATAAGATTAGAGAAACTCCGGGATTATTATTCCAAAAAATTAGCAGATGAAAAAACCGGAAATAACATAAAATCCTATCTGGAGATATTGAAAACGATCAACCTGCTGCTGCGTGAACAAAAGTCTTATGAAGAAAAGATATTCAATTCCGCAATAGAGGAGGTGCTACGATATATTGAGGAATATGCAAGGAAGAAAAATCTGGATTTGCTCAAGGAATTTACGGAAAATATCGAGGAATTGGCGGATTTTATTATTGAAAAAATGGAATAACTCACCCCGCCATCTCTTAACCCTTTCTTTTTCCCTTATAAAGGGAAATGATAAGGACTTTTTGAGGATTAAAAGGAGAACAATTTAGGCAAATTGTTTTACGAGGATCAAATGAATAAATCAGGAAATAATTTAAGACAAATTGCTAAAGAAATCAAGGAGCGGAACCGGTATATCTTGCAGCCGCAGGCGAAGAATTTCCAGGAGTGGATATTACAGCATGAAATTAACACGAAACAGGGATTCCCATGGACGCTATCAGGTCACGAATATCAAAAAGAGATATTAGCAGCCTTGAACAGCGAATTCCCGAGGATCGTGGTGGAGAAAGCGGCCCAGGTCGGGATCAGCACTTTATTCCTGCTGGAGAGTTTTTATCTGGCGGAGAAATATTCGGCAAAGAGTTTGTATTATTTCCCGACGGATAATGATATTGCTGATTTCAGCCTGGATCGAGCAGATACGATGATCGAAGCGACTGCACATTTGCAGCGGATCGCGAGCGGGATCAATAATGTTCATTTGAAGCACATTGCGGGCGGTTCGATCTATTTCCGGGGACTCTGGAGCAAGCGTAAAGTAAAGAGCGTGGACGGAGATATTCTCTATTTGGACGAATTGGACGAAGCCAAAGGTGAAAATGTAGAATTCAGTAGGGACCGGCTTTTACATTCCAGTCTCGGATATCAACGGTCATTATCACAACCGAGTGTGCCGGATTTCGGTATCGATATCGAATTTAAAAAAGGCACGCAGGAATATTATTTTTTGAAATGTCCTCATTGCGGACATTATCAGTGTTTGGAATTGGAACTGGAAGCTGACCGGTTTCCGAGAAATTTTAAGAAGATCCCCAAAAAATGGTTAGGCGGGAAATTTCCGCGAAATCAGAAATATTATCGAGGTTGTTTGAAGTGCGGTGCTATTCTGGATATGAGCAAAGGTGAAATGGTGGCGAGTTTTCCATCGAGAAATATCCGGAGTTTTCATTTAAGCCAGTTATACAGTCAAATCCAGCAGAAAGGTCAAGCAGTAGAAGATCGCATTATGGAGCAATTATTAGCAGCGAGATCATCGTTTGCGATTGCCAGGGCGGTTATTTCCATTATCGGCAATCCTTATATCGACTCTAACCTGCAACCTCTTAATAACACGGTATTGGATCGAGTTTGCGGAGAATACGGACTTGCCGGCAAAGGAAGTTGGTGTTTTATGGGAGTGGATCAGGGAGATACGCTGACCATTACGATAGGAGAAGGGCAATATCATAAACTACGCACAATTTACCTCGAAGAGACGCAGGATTGGAAAAAATTATATAAATTTATGGATCAGTACGATATCGATCATTGTATTATCGATGCATTACCGAATAAGAGCGATGCAAAGCGTTTGGCGGCTGCTTTCCCGGGAAGGGTTACGATCCAGTATTTCACGGAAAATTTCAAGATGGATGACGAACCTTTTATCGATGATAATCAGCAGATCGAAATTCCCACGATCAAGGTCAATCGTGATGAAACTCTCGATGAGATGGTTTATATGATCAAGGAAGGGAATTTATTATTACCGAGAAAGGAAATTCCGGTAGTCGAAGATTGCCGCAGGCACCTGAAGAATCTGTATAAGATCAAAGATGACACGACCGGTAGAGTATCTTATAAGAAAAAGATCGAGAATCATTTCGGGATGGCTTTGAACAGTATGCGACTGGCTATGATCCATGCTCCGGTTTCGAGTTATGTGGGAATCGCTCCTGTGGGCGGGAGACTGAGGTGATTGAATATTTAAGATTGAAAATTGAAAAAGCAACTTCCGAATGTGCGCAGCTCTTCGGAATGTTGTGAAATGTGTGGAAAAGAAAACAATCGGAAGAGCTTCGCACATTCCGATGTTTTTATGAGGAGAAATGAGATTTTTCAGTGATATAGATGTCAGGTTAGAGAAAGCAGCGGGCAGGATCGGGAAAAATATTCAAAATGCTTTGAAACCGCTGACACCGATGGTTACGGGAAGTTTGCGAAGTACGGTTGCAGTTGGGAAGCCGGTTCGTAAAGGAAATGTTTTAGAGATTGAAATTGCGATGGCAGATTACGGGATCTGGCTGAATGAAGGAACCGGGATTTTCGGGAAATATAAGAGGCGGATCTTTCCGAAAGAAAAGAAAGCACTGAAAACACCTTTTGGAGTGTTCAAATCAGTGAAAGGGATCGAAGGTCGTCATTTCGTGGAGAAAGCGATCGAGGAAGTTTATCGGAGCGGTGAGATGGAAGAGGAAATTGTGAAGGCGTTTAGATAACTCACCCCAGCCCTCTCTTGAAAAGAGAGGGAGAAATCATCTCCTGCGGAGATGCGGAACTTTTTGAGAATTAGAAGAAACTTTCCGAATATTAGTTGAGAGAGGTTATTTGCGAGAATCTTCGGAAAGGGGAAAAAAAGGATAAATTATGGGACGATGGAATTTATTTGGAAAGAAGGATAAAAGAATTGTGGGATTACCGCCAAAAGGACGGAGTTCTGCAGAACAGCAGAAATTTGAGAGTTTGGTGTCTGCACTTACCGACTATTACAGTAACAGTAAGTTGTTTACCTGTTTGGCATTACTGGAAAAGATGCAGATATATAATCCGGATGTATCACATTCGATCAGGAATTGGATCAATATGAGTAACACGGGACATAAGATCATCCTTTCCGGAGGGACAGATGCGAGCAATGAAAAAGTATTAAAGGAATTGAATTTGCTTGCTTCCAATCTTTATCAGAGAAGTTTCGGAATAGACGGTTTGATCAATCATTATTTGAACCAGGTCGCAGTTACGGGAGCAATTTCTTCCGAAGATATTTTGGAGCAGGATCTATCGGGAGTGAAAACCGTCGAATTGATCCCGGTATCGCAGATCAGGTTCCGGTATGAAGAAGATTGGCATCCGTATCAGTGGCTCAACGGTCATGAATATAAACTGAATTCTCTGACTTATGATTACCTGGCACACTTGCTGATGGAAGTAGGTAAACCTTATGCAAAACCTTTAATTATAGCGGCAATCGATCCGGTCAATCGACAGCGTGATATGCATGAGAATATTGCTTATATGATGAAGAAATACGGGATGCTGGGTTTTGTTTCGTTAGCAATGCAACCGCCGCCGCGGGATCGTCATAATAAAGAGACGGAAGCGGAATATCAGAAAAGGATGTCCAATCTATTGTCTAGGATGTCTTCTTCCCTTATCGATTCTTATAAAGACGGAACCATGGTTCACTTTAAGGATCAGGAGATAAATTTCAATAATTTCGGAGCGATGACCAAAGGTTCGGAAGAAATTCACCGTCTCAATGAGGAGCAGGTCTTCAGCGGAATCGGGATCGATCCGGCCATGCAGGGACGGTCGTTTTCCACGACAGAGACTTATGCCGGAGTAGTTTATAACCTGCTCGGAAATGAAGCGAAAAACCTGCAAAAAATGGTGAAACGGAGACAGGAAAATACTTATAATCTACACCTGCAATTGACGGGAAATAAACTGCAAGCGAAGATCAAATTCGATAAAATAGCAGAGAAGGATCCGAAAGCAGCAGCAGAGCGGGAAAAGATCGAGATCGAAAATGTGTGCAGGAAGGTCGATAAAGGGATCATTACACCGCAAATGGGAGCAAATGAACTCGGTTATGATGTCTGGCAAAATGAAGAGCTGGCTTTAGCTGTTTATGATCAAGGGAATAATGAGTACGGATTGGTGAAAGGGAAGAAGGTTTATTATGTGTCTCAACTCACCCCCAGCCCCTCTCTTGAGAAAAGAGGGGAGGTTATGGACTTTGCGAAAATTCTAACGGAGAGATTCTTGGAAGATAATTTTCGCAAAGTTGAAAGGGAGAATGATCAATCGACAGATCAACTTATCCCAAGATTCCTGCGGAACTTGGAACAAGTTTCGGAATGGGAGTTTTACAAGAATGAGAATAAGATCAAGAAGGATTTGAATAATTATTATGAGCGGGTTTCTCCGTATTTGGATGAAGTCGAGAAAGTGGTGGTCAAGTCTGTTTTGGATAAGATCGGGAAAACGGAGTTCGGAGATTATACGGATGCCGAGGATTTTGCCGGGAAGATGTTAGATATCGTGCAAGAGGAGCATTCTGCTTTAAAAGATAATATTCTGCTCCAAAAGGAAATCGAGCAAGCATGCATAGGTGTTTACAATAATTCCCGTTTCTCCGGAAAGGCAACGATCAAATACAGCAAATTAGACAGCAGGATCACGAAATTCACGAGCATGGTCGATCAATTTTTTATCGGTTCTTATGTGGATAATAAGGGCTATGGCACGAGTATGCTCAAGTTTTTGGAGAACGAATATAACACCAAAGGAATCAATCTCTGGAATCGAATGAAACCGGAAACAATCGCTAATTTCCGCAATGCTTTCAAGGATCAACTTCTTAAAATGAGTGACATGCAAGTTAAAAGAATTATCGATACTTCCATTATGCAGAGCCGTAATCTAGGTAATATGATGGAAATGGTTGAATTAGAAGTCGAGAGAATGGAAGTCTATGAAGCGATGGAAGAACTGGCATGTCCGATCTGTCTGGAATTTCACGGTAAAGTAGTGGAAAGAAGATATATAGAGAATTTCATTGAAAATACGGTTGCTCAAACTCCGGACGAATATCTCGATAGTTTAAAAGATCGAAGTACCAACTATAAAGATATGCAGCATAATATTAGAGGAAAAGATTTCAATAAATTGGTGAGTACCGGAATCGGAACGCCGCCTTATCATCCGCATTGTCACGGTGAAATGGTGAAGCACCGGGAAGTTATCCGGGAAGTCGATGGCAGTTCCGTTAATGTCGTAGAGAAAGGAAAAAAATTGAATTTTACGGACCCGGTAACAGGCAAAGCAGCGAACCAGACTGTTAAATACTCGGTGATCGATAAATACGGTCAGAAGGTCTATATGACGGATGAAGGTTATAAACACATTAATCAGAAACATCATGATGCTATTCCTAAAATTGCGGGAACTATTCGTTCTGCTAAACAATTCGGCACGGCTATCGATAATAAAAATGTGACCTGTTATCAAGGAGACAGCAAATATCTATCGATAGTTTATCAAAATAATGGTAATGTAGTTTGGACATCGTTTAAACCGACTGATAATAAGTATTTTAAAAGGAATTATCAATGAAAACTAACCCCCAACCCCTCTCTAAAAAAAGAGGGGAAAAATTAAGGAAATAAAGGAATGAAAAAATGAAAATTATTTATGATGACCGCAATCTAGAGATATTCAGTAAAAAAGAATATGCGGGTTTAGGATTTGGAAAAGAAATGCCGGAGAATCTTGAAAATGCAGATTATGAGAGATTACCTACAGTGCCTACAATGTTTTTAGAAAACGGTAAACTGGCTTATATTCATATACCGACCTTTGATTTAGACCGGTTTCTAAAGGAAGTCGATAGGAGCGATGATTATTTTGCGGAGACTTTCGATGTTCCGGAACTGAAGTTGAAGGATGTGACGCTGATCGAGGTTATCGAATACATTGGATTGAAGATTTAAACAACTTCCGAATGTGCGCAGATCTTCGGAATGTTGTGAAAGTCTGACAACAATCGGAAGATCTGCGAACATTCCGATGTTTTAAAGAAAAAGGAGGAAAGATGAAGAAAAAAGAAACTCACCCCGACCCTCTCTTGAAAAGAGAGGGAGAAAACAAATCTGATCACTCTCTTAAAATGGAGGGAGAAAACAAATCTGATCACTCTCTTAAAATGGAGGGAGAAAGAAAGGAAAAAGAGAGAAAACTCGATCTTGAATTGGAGAAAGCAAAGCAACTTGAACAGCAGAAAATGGAGTTGTTATTAGCCAATAGAAAGCAACCGTTAGACTCCGGAAAGGTGATCGAATTGAAAGGGCTGATCGGAAAACTGGCTGTTAGTTATAACGGGCTGGCAAAGATGGAACTCTCTAAATTGAATATTTAATATTGAAGATTGAATATTATCCACTAATTACACGAATTACACGAACATTGAAGATTATTCAGGACGCTGATCTGTTATGAAAAAAGAGGAAAAAAATAAAATCTTAATCATAAAGATCATAAGCAATCAGCGTAAATCTGCGTAAAAAAAAGAGGACAAAGATGGGAGATATTTCAAAGAATTTCAGCAGGAAGGAATTTGTCTGTAAATGCGGGTGCGGGTTCGATACGGTCGATGCGGAACTGATCACGGTTTTGGAAGATGTGCGGGCAAAATTTTATGGAGAGCGGGTGTTTATTTCCAGCGGGAGCAGATGCAGAAAGCATAATAATAATGTACGAGGATCAGCAAGTTCACAGCATCTGCTCGGGAAGGCAGCAGATATCGTGATCATGAAGATTCCGGCTTACTTAGTGGCGGATTACTTGGAAGAGAAATATCCGGATAAATACGGGATCGGACGATATCGCGGGTTTACTCATATCGATGTGCGGGGAGAGAAGGCACGGTGGAGTCAGTAACCCCATCGTCCCGATGGGAAGTTGAATTGGTTGAATCAGGAAAAAAAGTTCAATCGAAATGACTGAACTTTTATAAAATTGTTCTTTAAAATATGATAGAGTGTCAGTTTACTTTGGTAAACAATTCTTCTTCACCTGAAACAAGAACGACGATATTGGAGAAGATCAGATTTTCCGGTTTTATGGGAAAGACGATCCAGCCGGTTTCGGCTTGGTTAGGTTGAAGAAATGCTTTGAAATCAAAAGGAGAGAGGGAAACATAATCTTCGCTGGTTTTTGGAGTAGTGCGGACAGTTAGCATATCAGAGATAAAATCGACACCATCACATTGATCACGGGATTTCAACGCTTTTACATCGATCACCCGACAGGCAGAATATCTTTGTTCTTTGTCAGCAGCAGTTTGGCTTAAATAAATATCGAGAATGCTGAACGGTTTATTTCCGACATTACTGATAGAGACTTTCATAGCAACACCAAAAGTATGATTGAAATAGGTTTTGTGGAAACTAAAAAGCATCTTTGTTTTTTTGCTTTTTATTCCCTGTAAGCGAAACATCAAATTTGTCATAAGACTTGCTCCTGCAATGATCACAGTCGGATCCATGAAAACCTCCGTTGGTTTTATTTATTAAAATGACGAGATAGAAATAATAGATGATAACCGGCTGTCAACCAGAATATAAAAAAACCTTTATATTTATTAAAATGACAGTTTGGCAGCCGGCTTATTATCTTGAGAAAAAAGGAGTTAAACGCTGATGGACGCTGATCGGTTATGAAAAAATATGAAAAAGGATAGTTGAAGCGGTTGAATTAGGGAAAACTCACCCCCAGCCCCTCTCTTAAAAAAAGAGGGAGACTAAATTGAATTTTTGAGATTAAAATGTGAGAGCAACGCCACGAAGGACTTCATCTTGCTTATCTCACTGTGGGTTGCCTTGTTATGAGTAGCGATAAAAGAGGATTGAATGATAACTAACGATGAATTGAAAAGACGACAGAGTTTACCTATCTTTGAAAAAATAAGATGGTCAAAAGAACGGATTTGGGATTTCTATACACATTTTGATGGCGCGGTTTATGTCTCATTATCTGGTGGTAAAGACTCTACAGTTCTTTTGCATATAGTTCGATCTGTATTCCCATATACTCCCGCTGTTTTTGTAGATACTGGTTTAGAATACCCGGAGATTCGGTCTTTTGTGAGAACACATGAGAATGTAACTTGGTTAAAGCCAAGGATGTCATTCACAAAAGTAATTGAGAAATATGGTTATCCAGTAATATCAAAAGAACAAGCACAATATATTTGTGAATATCGCACAACAAAAAGCGAAAAGTTAAAAAATATCAGATGGAATGGAAACAAATATGGACAAGGTAAAATATCGGAGAAATGGAAATATCTAACAGAAGCACCATTTAAGATTTCTCACAAATGTTGTGATATTATGAAGAAAAATCCTATCAGAAAATATGAAAAAGAATCTGGCAGATTTGCTTTAATCGGAACAATGGCAAGCGAATCAAGAATACGAATGGTGTATTATTTGAAAAATGGGTGCAACGCTTTTGAATTAAATAGACCAAGATCAATGCCAATTTCAATATGGACTGAAAAGGATATTTGGGAATATATAAAATTATTCGATGTTCCCTACTCAAAAATATATGATATGGGATGTGATCGCACAGGTTGCATGTTCTGCATGTTTGGTGTTCATTTGGAACAATCTGATTTATTCTCAAAAAACAGATTTCAAAGGATGAAGGAAACACATCCTAAACAATGGGATTACTGTATAAATAAATTAGGTTTAGGCAAAGTGTTGGATTATATAAATGTTAGTTACTCATAACACTTTTCTGCCACGCAAGGCGTGGAGATGGTGTTAGAAAAACCCTCTCAAACATAACCGGAATAAATGAGATAATTGACAGGAAATGAAGATTGAATATCGATGGAAACGGGAAACAGGTGACGGAGGGGAAGAGATTCGAACTCTTAATAGTTACCTATTATTGTGTATCAAACAATTGACATACCATTAGGTCAAAACTTGTCACAAGTTCCGTCAACTCCGTTGGAGATGATGGAATCTTGTGATAAGTTGACAGTTACGACTTAACACAAGACCCTGCGGGCTTGTGCCAAGTCTTTTAAACTTCACAAATCCGGAAGATTTGGTAAGTTTTTAATTTTATCCTTGACAGCATTTCTAACGCAAATTTCTTCGGAAATGTCTTTTGGAAAGGACAGTTTCGGAAGGAACTTTTTGTATTAATAGTGTGTTAATTTAGAGCGTTAGAACTTTGAGCGAAAGCTCAGACGGAAGTTTCTTCCTGTCCTTTCCAGAAGTTTTGACGCTCGTTTTTTTTATGGAAAGAAAAGGAAGAACAATGAGTAATGAACTCATTACGATCAACGAGTTAAGAGACCTGCTCGCTAAATTGGGTCTCAAATTAGAAAAAGGATCAAGGATAGCTAATCCTTGTTTAGACGGTGAATTTATTCTAACTGATGATGGTTTCTGGGTCGATTTTATTTATCAGGTAGAATCCGGAATTATGGTCTCGGTGGCAGCTACCTATCCTAACTCTTATCATGTCTGCGTTACTTCCGGAATATTGGAAATTAAGATCAACGGTAATACTTATCTGATCACCATCAAAAAGAAAGGAATTATTTTCATTCGGGTCTGTTCTGCTCTGGATTATGCACCGGAAAAAGCAGGTGTATCGATGGGGGCTTATCATGAAAAAGAATGAACTCATTACGATCAACGGAAAGGATCACGCCGTAAAGGAGATCATTGAACAAATCGATGTGACAAGTAACCTGAGAGAAAACAATGTAGCGAAAATGAAACGACTTTTACGAATGGTGGCAGTAAATGCTTTGCGGCTGACAGAGAGACGAATCGGTTATGACAATCTATGTGAACTGAACAAAATCCAAAATCTTTTGCAAATGATCAATACTCTGAACAACAGGATAAATATCGAATTGGCTGAGGAAGAGAATCCAAGCTGCTACAATGCAAAAGCGAAATTGTCGGAAAGAGGTCATTATGAAAAAAAATGAACTCATTACAATCAACGGTCAGTCCCTTCCTGTCCGGGAATATGAAGGGCAAAGAGTAGTAACCATTGCAGATGTTGCAAAGGTGCATCGAGTAAAGAGAAATAACATTCAACGAAACTTCGTCAACAACAAGAAACGCTTCATCAAAGGTAAACATTATTTTTATGTAGTGGGAAAAAAGGCTGTGGAAAATATTTTGGTAGGCTCAAAAAACATCACTCAAATCAATGTCTTCACGGAGACCGGTTATTTGAAATTAACGAAACATCTGACGGATGTTCTTTCGGAGCAAATTCATGATATGCTGATCGATAACTATTTCAAGATGCGGGAAGTCATATCTTACAAACAGCCTAAACCGGCGGGCACACCATTAGCGATCGATTCACGGGAGAACCTGGTATTGAAGGTGTTTCCCTTAATGCGGGATGAGATCAAAAAGTTGCTTTATTATCGTTTGGAGAAGCAGCTAACACAGGAAGAAACGGCGTTAGTTCTCGGAATATGTGTTCATTCGGTAGAGAAATTGGAAGGGAGATTATCAGCAGCCGGCTTGTATGTTCCGAAGATCAAGAGTTATCATGATAAGTTCAATTTGCGAACTTATAAGACCATGGCAAGAATCAATCAGCGTCTGGCAAAGATTGATTTTTTCGAGGTGTGATCATGGGAAAGAATAACTCACCCCGACCCTCTCTTGAACCCTCTTTAGTTCTCCCTTATAAAGGGAGATTAAGCGGACTTTCTGAGGATCAAAGAGAGGGAGATAATGGACTTTTTGATAATTTGAGAGCGATCTATGATGAGTTTGAGTTTCTGGGATCGTCAATCGGAGAATATGCTTCGCTGGTATCGTTGAATACGGACACGAATATGCTGTCCGGGAGTTTGCTGCATTTGATGGAAGCGAAGTATAATTGTTTGCTGAAGAAGATGTGGGAGGAGATAACTCACCCCGTCCCTCTCTTAAAAAGAGAGGGTGATTAATAGGACTTTTTGAGGATTGAAGAGGTCGTACCGGTTTTTATCGGGACGACCTCTTTTTTTTTGTTTAAGATCCGGACTTTTCTATTGATCAAAAAAAAAAGTTCTATTTATTTTAAGGTTTTATGTCAAATTAACCCATATCGATTTGCCGGATAGATCGTTCCTTTCTTTGTTTGTCCCAAATTCAGGAGATGAAATATGAAAACATTGAAAGATTTTGGTTTCAAAAAGGTTAAGGAAGGAGTTCTTTCCTTTAGATTGCAGACTCTGAACGGTTTGTCCGGAGCAGCTAAAACCTCGCTTGCGGAAAAGCCGGTGACGGAAGTCGATTCTTATCTGCAGGTCCCTTTCCGGGGATTATCGAGTATAATTATTCCGGATTATTTTGTGGATTTCAGTAAGGACGGAGTTTTGGAAAAAGCAGTTCCTCTTTTCAACGGCAAAACCATGTATAAGGATCATCACACAGTTGTCGATAACTGGATCGGGAAAGTGCAGAATGCAAAATGGAGTGCAGCAGACGGCGAAGTTCCGGCTGGAGTCGATTTCGACGCGATGATCTACAATGGTGAGGATCTGACCGGCACAGATGAAATCCAACGGAAACTGGTTATCGGTCTGCGGGAGAGAATTCTTTTTGCATGTTCTGCCACTGTTTTCTTCAAATGGGAAAAGAGTCATCCGGATCTGGAAGAGTCCAAATTCTGGAGTATGCTGGGTCGGGAAGTAGATGATAATATCGTGCGTTTGGTAGTTACGGAAATCGTCGATGTCGGAGAAATGAGTATTGTGTGGTTGGGAGCCGATCCTTATGCAACGAGGAAGGACGGATTCAGTAAAATTCAATTTTCGAGTGAATTTACCGGTAAATACGGAGAAAATGCCATAGACATTGAAAACACAATTTTGGAATTTGAAAAGGCAAAAACGGAATTGAGCGGTTATAAAGAAGATATCCTCTCAACGATCAATAAAGAGGTCAAACTCTTGAAAGAGGATTTTATGTTGGGAGAGAGTTTTCAGCAATTCCTAAAGACGCAGTCGATAGCTGCTTTGCAATCGTTTGCCGGTAAATATCATCAGAAATTGGAGAAGGAATTGCCTTTGCAGTGTGCCAAATGTGGATCGAGAAGTATCGAGCGGAGAAGCAGTTTGGTGAATGCAGAACAAACGACAAAAACTGTAATCGATTATAGTAAGATTCCGTAAGGAATTGAATATTTAAAATTGAATATTGAATATTTTAAAATAAAAAAGAACAACTTTGGAAAGTTGTTTTACTGGAGGATGGGATGAAAAATTATGTTGGAAGTTTCAGTAGAGGATTGCTGACAATGGCTTATACGGGGACATTGGCTGTTGGTCAGATGGTCAAGATGAGTGCTAACGGCACAGTTGTAGTTTGCGAAAACAATAACGATTTTATCGGACAGGCAAAACGGGTCGATGACGACAATTACTGCGGCGTGGAAATGTTCGATCTGATCGAAGCGGAATACAGCGGAGATGCACCTTCGCTGGGAAAACAGAAGTTGATCACGGATGCAGATGCCAAAGTCAAGAAGATCAGCGGAGACGCATTTGCTGTTCATGACGGTACTGTAACCGACGGAACACTCGATGATCTGACCGTCGATGAAACCGGAGTTACGGTCATGATCGTGGAAATCGATACGACCAATACGAAGGTTTATTTCTTTATAATGCAGTAACATTTTAAATTGAATATTTAATATTGGATATTTAATATTGGAGAATTTAAGAAGGACAATTTAGGCAAATTGTTTTACAAAAAATGGAGGACGGATGAAAAAAATAGAACTTACTAAAAGTATGATCGATGAAGTTCATGAAAAAGGAATTACTCTCAACCAGGTTTTGGAACCATTAGATGTCCTGGAAGCAGGAAGCAATCTCAAACTCGATGCAGTTCAGCGTCAGATGGTAATGCACGGATTCACCAAAAATATTTCCCTGGAGGAAGTAAAAAAGGACAAAAACAAGAGAATCCTTTTATGGGAATTCATGCAGAGAGCGATTATGGAAGCAGTCGATGGCAAGGTCGGAGGAAAGGGCAGATTCAGTATTCTGACGGAAGACGGAAACGCTGTTATTTTCCCGGATACGATCGAAACCGATGTGAAGACAGCAATCGGACAGGGAGATAATTATCTTGCTTTGAGCGATATTGTTGCCATCAACAAGAATGTTGAGCAAACAGTCGTGAAAAATGCCTATTTCAATATGACCAAACTGGCAGCATCGAAGGTAGGAAGAAAAAGAGTTACGGAACTAGGTAAATTCCCTGTAGCTTCCATCGAAGTAGGAACAGCATCGACTAGTTTGTATAAGTACGGTCGAAAAGTCAAGATCAGCTATGAAGCGGAAAGATCGATGCAGGTGGATGAACTGAAATTAGCTCTTTATGCAATTGCCTTCCAGTGGCAGGTCGATATGGTCAGCGATGCAGTTGCTGTTCTTTTGAGCGGAGCATCGGATCATAATGTTGCAACCGGTGGCACAATCGCTTATCTTGATCTGCTGAATCTTGATCTGAATTACGGAAAACCTTTCAATCCTACTGTTTACATTGCTAATACCACCGGTTTGGGCAAAATCTTTGCGATCACACAATTCCAGGACAGCAGGTTATTTGATACGGCAAAAAGCGGAATCTGGCCTGCACCTTTCGGCAGAAAATTGCGAAGATTCGATTCCAGTGACCTGGATGAAGATGTCTTGTCTATCGACAGCCGTTTTGCTTTGCGTCAACTTACCCAGAGCGGCAGCGTGATCCGGGAAGCAGACAAAGTTATCGACGGACAATGGAATGAGATCGTTATTTCCCTGGTTCGAGGTTGGGATCTGATGCACAGCGGAGCAAGATTGAAGTTGGATTTTGCAGCGTAAAGATATTCTGATCTATCCACGAATTACACTGATTTCACGAAAGGGAAAAACTTTGCGGAAATTCTGATGAAGAAAAGCAAGAAGATAATTTTCGCAAAGTCAAAATCTCAACTCACCCCATCCCTCTCTTGAAAAGAGAGGGAGAAATACGGAATCTTGAGGAATTAATGTTATCCACTAAAGATAAGATCGAAACGACAGGTAATTTTTCAGCAGCGAGCAGTATCGATGTTTATGAGGCTGCTCGCTATTCTGCTTTAGCGAGGATCAAGAAGTTGATCGGTTCTGAATTCTATGCAGAGGTGTTAGTGGCTTCGGAGCATACAGCAAGGAATGCGGTCGTGGAAGCGGAGAACTGTTTAGTAGTGATGTATTATCTCCCGGTGAAGAATATCTCATCCCAGAGCGATGGCATTGAGAAACAATCTTCCCAGCATGACGGCACGACTACTTATTTATCACAGCAGGAAATCGATGATCTACAGAATAAATATTGGCAGATGGCTATCATGATATTAGATGAATATCTCGTCGAATTTACGGGTGATCTGCTCGGAAAAGCCAATGAGATGGATGCGGATGATCTGGAGTTGTTGGATGTTAGCTAAAGAAATTGAATATTTAATAACTCACCACAGCCCTCTCTTGAAAAGAGAGGGAGAAATTATCTCCGGTGGAGATGTTGGATTTTTTTAGGATTTATGTTAGTTGAATTATTGGATCAGGTAAAGGTCTTGATCAAAGAGAATCTTGATGACCTGGGAGTTGAGACATTTAAGGAAACGATCCAGGATTCTCAAAGTTGGAAAGCGTCTGATTATAGCCTGATCGCGATCGAGAATGGAGAAGGCGAAACCGTTATTCGCAATAAACTGGCAGCTAGCGATGATCTCGACACAATATATTCTTTCATGAATAAGAGCAATTCGGTCATGATCTTTGTTTTCGTGAAGAAAGATAAAAATGAGACCTGGGATGGAATAAGAAAAAAAGCATCTCTCATTGCGGAAGATGTCCTTAATTTGATCGCTAAAAATATTACGCTGGATCTGAAAAAGAGAATGAGCGTTAAATATCAAGCGGGTGATGATAAGGTCAATAATATCGAATCTTATGTTTATAAACTGACGATCACGATCGATCAGGAAAGATGAACTCACCCCTGCCCTCTCTTACAAGAGAGGGAGAAATAAGGGATAACAATATAGCTCCGAAGGAATTGGAGTTTTACGAATAATTAGGAGGAAAAATGGCAGCAACACAACCGACATTACCGAGCGGGACAGTTAGTAATGATCTCTTGATCGCAGCTTTAATGAAAGTTTGCGGGGGCGGTAATTTATATTTTTCCAATGGTTCTTATACTAAAGTCGAAGCAGATGCTGTATTCGACGGGCAGGATCATTGGGCAACGGAAAAAGCAGCAAAATTTTATCAGATCGCGGCTTTGATGGAGAAGCCGGGAGATTTCAAATCCACAGCCACTATGCTCAAAACCCGGGATCGTGAATACGAAGGAAAGCGGTCAAATGAAGTGAACATCAATGTGGTCGGGAGTGGAGAATTAAGTAGGAATTATTTTGAATCTCCGACTTTTTTTGATACGGATCAGATCATGGTCATGGAATCTGCGGACGGAGCGAATTTTGTGATCTTCTCCGGTTTGAATTTTTCATTCGATCATAAAGGTGAAATAGATGGTTTGATAGACGGCACTTTCCACAGCAAATGGGCAGGACCGAATACGACCAAAGTTTATCTTTATAAGAATGTGGTGGAAACGGCAGCTTAATATTTAATATTGAAGATTGAATATTTAATATTAAAGGAGAGGTACAAATGATCGATCAGGCAATAATCCAGATCATTGCGAGCAGTTTATTTACGATTATCCTGGTAATTTTGTTCTATATGCTGAAACAACGGGATAAGCGTTTTGAGAAGTTAGAGAATAAAACTAATGATCAGGAAGTCGAGATCACGGAACTTAAAAGCAGCCTCTGGAGTGAAGATAAATTAAGCAAAATGATCGCTTCCGTGATCAGGAATGAATTCCTTACTTTTGAGAACAAATTGTTGAATGAAGGTAGATTACGACCTAAAAATGCTAAAACACTAAAAAACTAAAATACTAATCCGACAGGAGATGAAATGAAAGTTTATACAACTACTAAAGTGCTGAAAAAAGCCTGGCAATTAATGAAAGAATTGGGAGTTCAAAACCTGCTCGGTAGTTTTGATGGTAATATCGCTAAATTGGATATTAAGCCGGTCGAACTTTTCGATCAATTGATCGAGCAAGATAAATTAGATGAATTCTGTGCGATCATCTCCAAAAAGGATATTTCCGATTTCGAGGAGATCGAATTTCCGGAAAAGGAGAAACTGATCACCGGTTTTTTTTCCATTATCGGCAATCCCTTCAAACCGTTGATCGGATTGGTAAAAGAACAAATAAAGCCGATGATAGCAGTTTTAAACAATTTAGCATTAATTGGGGAAAAGAACTTAAATCAGAAATAAACCCTTTCTGGATGATGGAATATAATTTAGTGCAAATCGGCTTTACCGGTTCTGATGAAATCGAATTGGTAGAAGCCGTTTATTATATTTCGCTCGATCAAGAGATAGCATCTAAACTGAAAAAGTAAATATAAAGATGGCAAACGAATTAAAACTAACGCTAACACTTAATATAGCAGACTTCAAAAAGCAACTGCAAGAAGCTATATCTGCTTCCGGTAAGATCAATGATATCGATATCGAGATCAGTGCTGATGCTTCCGAAGCAGAATCTGCTGCTGAAGATGCTACCGGCGCAGTCGAGGGAATCCCTGATGCAGAAGCGGAGATCACGGCTGATAGTTCCG